CCAGGGTCTGCATTTAAATGTACCTTCCAAAACTCAATATTGTTTTGATAACCAGTAGATGGTTCTGTCATTACTGCTACTCCAGCAATATACTTTTGTCCAGTTGGATGAAATGTAGAATAATCTAAACGCACTCTTATTGGATTATGAGAAAGTTTGTAACTATAAATAGTCCCCACTGGTGGGTTATCAACAAGCTCCCTTATATAACAGACATAAAGCCTGTCTTCGCCATACTTTATACCAGCTACTATCTTAGAATGCTTTTGCAATATAACATCACTTGCTGACTTTATTCCCCTCAGAGTAACAAAATCATCAAGCATTTTAGTAAATGTAGATTCAACATCAATAACATGATATGCGTCATCAGACATTATACTTGCAGAATCACTAGGCGGAGAAAAGCTATTATTTTTAGTATATCCTATCCATTTAGGGATTTTATTTTCACCACGAGCAATATAAATCTCCTTATTTTTAGAACAAATATCAATACTATCTGATGCTCCTATATTTTTTACATTTTCATTAATACTTGGTGATGTTGACTCAAAGTCTTTTATCTCAACTACACTTCCAGAGTTTTTATTAAGTATAAAAAGATTCTTCTTATTTCCGTTCTCCACGACCTTTAAATCAGAGTAACTCCCAGTTATATCGGGGTCTAATTTCATATCTGCAGTCATTATCCATATCCAGTAATCACCATCATTATAATCTGATTTAGCCGACTGAATGAACTCAACCTTTACTCCAAGAGCAAGCTCTATAGCAGTATCTAAATCATAATCAGTTACAGTTGTATAGGCATCCCACCCACCAATAAGTACCTTTTTAGACCACTTCCATGATGTACCAGCATCACTAAGCATTTCCACCCTGAAAAAAGTTCCCTCTGTACCACTAAAAACACTTTCAGCTGAGACTATCATAACTCACTTTCAGTTGTTGCGGCTACTTGGTCATAACTTGCTCCGTCAGCAACTCCAGTAAAATTATCATCTTGACCAGAACCACCACCAGTATGATAGGTAAAACCCCAGTAACTAGAATTAAATCCACCAGGTTTAAAATAGTAATCATCCGGTATCCCAGACAATTCAGACGCATCTAGGGGGTCTAGATTCAAAGAATAGGTAGCCGCATTCTTAGGAATGTCACGCTCATCGCTAGGATTAGAGACAACTCCAACAGAGAATGTTTCTATTTCAAAATTGCTCTTAGGCATTGGAACTAAGCCTCCTGCCCCATAAAGATGTAACACCATCTATAATATTAATAGGGTGTACAGTAAATCTGTTATCATCATAATAATCAACAACAGCAAACCCGTGCGCCCAGTTCGTCTTTCTCCTACCAAGAAATGAATTACTCTCACTTGACATATCTTTTAAACAGCCAATAGACCAAGCAGACTTGGGTCCGTCCATCTGAGTGACGCTCGTTTGTTGCATATCGTGGTGATGTCCATACATAATATTAACACCCAACCTTAATAAGTGGTTCCGTGTATGATGTATACCAGCAAAATGATGTCCATGATAAAACCATAAATGACCTATTTTTAAGTACTCCCCACTTGGGTAATAGTTATATCCTCTTTGTTCAAGTAGTAAAGCATCTCTGACCCTAAGTCCCTGTAAGTACGGGTTCTCTTCTGAAAAACCATTGAGCCACTCTTCATGATTCCCTTCACAGAAATATCGTTTAGGCACATTAGCCTTATCAAGAGCCTCATCAATGGTATCCATACCAGCATTAATACTACCGAGGTCTGCATATAGTCGTGGGAGTTGATACTCCAAAGGAGGACGTTTTTTCTTTTTCCATTGCCAGTGTGATACGCTTTCAAATTCACCAACGTCACCCAAATCGACATAGAAATCAGGTTTAATGATACGTATAGCTTGGCATACAATGTCGATGGCTTTTCTACAGTGGAGCGGAAAGTGTTTGTCTGGTGTGATGATTCCACGTTTAATAACACCCTTATCTAATTTGGTATTTGTTCCCATATAGTATCTAGTCCCTCTAAATCAATGAATAGATTTGCGGTCTTAGATAAATGTTTAACAGTAGTTTCTTTAGTGAACCTCAACATTCTTTCTCCGCATTTTTTACATTCCCAGAATAGAGTTCCATCATAGGCACCAAGTATCTCTATACCACTTATCGACCCCTCAAATAGGCAATAAGGGCAAGTACCAGGTGGTTCTTCTTTCCACTTTTTAGTACCCTTGAAGTCTAAGTCTTCAAAAAGCTCTAAACCTGTTTTGCTCTCCTGTACCATCCGTACCAAAATTTCTCTAAATTGGGTTTTCTATTTACTAAGTCTGCGTAGTATTTTACCCTATAACTACGCAACCTTCCTGGCTCTAGTCCAGATTTTTTAGCATTTGCTATTGTATTAGGTCCTATTAGACCATCAACAGACGTCTTTATTCCTTTTGCAGATATTGACTCTTGTAGAATCTTAGTTGCTCGTCTTTTCCCCATATTCACAACCATATCAAAATAAATAAGGCGTAAATTTTCTGGGACATCTTCCACCCTAGCTGGTCTCCAGTAATCATCATAATAAATTGCAGTTGCTTCAGCTTCAGTAAGTCTCTTTATATCTATTTCAGGATAAGCTCGCTTGCTTATCCCCATATTAGTTTCGCCACCGGGGTCATCACTATCATTTACATAGCCGCCCTCGTGCTTCAAAATTACTTTGATAGCATCACCAAACTTCAATTTACTTTCCTTTAAAGACACCTTCGAGCACGTCAGTGACGATATCAACAACACGCTCAAAGAAAATCTGTTCTTTATCTTCTGAAACAAACGGAATGTCTATTTTTTCATTTATCTTACTAGCTATCATATCGCCAAATTCATCAGATGCTATAAAGCCCATGGCTTCATCCTGCATTTTATCTGCCTGAGCTTCAGCCATATCAAGCAACAACTTTTTAAAGTCCATTATGACTCCTTTATTTTCTTTATTTTGTAAGAAAGATATACTATTTGTAGTATACCAATTATTACCATTAAGACCCATGGGATTGCATCCCACATCATTACACCCATCGATGCAAAGCTTGTACTAGAAACTTTTATACTATCCACGGTTATCCGCCTCTTCCATTTATTCTGCTTACGCTTCCTTTTATTTCCATCAAGACATCAGACATGTCATTGACTTCTTTAACTAAATCTTCATGTCGCCTATCTCTAGTCTCATCAGAGCGGTTCCATCTGTCTAAGAATTTAAGCACTATAGACTCAATATTTGCTATTCTTACAGACTGTTCTTCATTCTCTACTTTAAGGTTCTCAAGAGCATCAGCCTGTTGACTCGCTCGTGATGACATTGTATATACGAGATATACAAACATCACACCAACGACGCCTATCATGCCAGCCTCGCTGTAAACAGTCAAAAAATCTACCATTAGTTCCCTGGGAGCTTACCATGTATACTTATGTAATGATTAATCTTGGCTAATATCTCACTAAAAGACATAGCCCTTACTTCTTTTTTTTCTTTCGCCAACTTAGTGGATTTAGATTTAATTCTTTTTGGTACCACTGTAATTCCTCTTCCATTTTTGCATATCTTTGCTGTTCATCCTCTATATGTCTATCAACCAGTTCACCGATTTGGGCAGTCGAAGTAGCCATCCC